ACAAAGGAACGGCTTTTTTGAAACTGAAAGGACCAGAATAATGGCAACGGCAGAGAGCAACATATCCAACGCAATCTTGATCGCACTGAGTGAGGCGGGGTGCCTTGTTTGGCGGAATAACGTCGGGGTCCTGCCAGATAAGAACGGCAGGCCAATCCGGTACGGTTTAGGCACCGGATCAAGCGACATCATAGGCCTATGCTCGGACGGCACGTTTCTGGCGGTCGAGGTAAAGACCAAGACAGGCCGCGTCAGTCCAGCGCAGACGAAGTTTATAGCTGCGGTTCTTCGCCGTGGTGGCCGGGCTGGTGTTGCTCGGTCTCCGGCTGATGCTTTGTTAATTGCAGCCGGTTCGCTTCTGTAACCAGATCGCGCACCATATCCGCGACTGACTTCCAACCGCCGGACGATGATGTGTCGTGCATTTCCTTGCGCTCTTCCGGCGTTACTCTGATTTGGAAAATATCTGTTCTTTTCATCTTGCGCCATCCTGTAATTACGTGCAATGTAATGACACGTTACAGCGGGCGGGAGACGCGCGCAAGGCATTAAGGAGAATGCAAAATGACAATTATTCGAGTGATAGACTTTGAGACAACAGGCATGGAGCCACCAGCAGAGGTTTGCGAGGTTGGCATGTGCGATGTTGATATTGACGCAAAGAAAGTTGCGCATGCTCAAACATGGCTTTGCAGCGTCAAAGAAATGCCGCCAGAGGTTAGGGCGGTGCATCACATCACCATGGAGGATTGCGCAGAGTGGGACGCCTTTGACCCCGGCGCAATGTTCAAGACGCCAGTTGACGCTGTTGCCGCGCACAATGCCGAATTTGAAGGTCGGTTTTTCACGTCGCCCGTTCCGATGATATGCACTTACAAAGTGGCGTTGCGTGTTTGGCCTAATGCGCCAAGCCACAGCAACGGCGCTTTGAGATATTGGCTGGAGGATCAGGGGCTTGTCACGTTGGACAAAACCAGCGCCCAGCCTGCACATAGAGCGGGTCCAGACGCATATGTTACGGCTCACATATTGCTGGCACTATTTGATACCGGAATGACTGGGCGTGAAATGGTGGCAATCACAAAGCAGCCACGGCTTTTGCCAACATGCCCGATTGGAAAGTTTAAGGGCAAGCCGTGGTCTGAGGTTGATGCCGGTTTCCTTGGCTGGATGCTGCGGCAACCGACAATGGAAGAAGATTTAAAATGGAATGCACGGCGCGAGATTGATAGCCGTGGAAAGGGAGAACCAACATGACAATCACATACCACACAGACCTAGACCAAGGCACCGACGAGTGGCTGGCCGCGCGCATGGGCGTGCTTACTGCCAGCGAGGTGAAACTTCTTGTCAACATTCCGGCGCAGGAGACGCGCATAAAAAAAGACGGCACGCCATACAAGCAAAAAGAGATGGGCACAGCCGACAACGACAAAACCCGCGCGCATGTTTACGAATTGCTTGCCCAGCGCATCAACAAATATGTTGATCCGCATTTCATTGGCGATGACATGCTGCGCGGATACGACGATGAGATTCTTGCGCGGGCGAAATATGAAGAGGCGAACGATCCCGTGACGGAATGCGGGTTTATCACAAACGACAAATTCGGCTTTACGATGGGTTACAGCCCTGACGGGCTTGTCGGTGATGACGGGCTTATCGAGTGCAAGAGCAGACGCCAGAAATTCCAAGTGGAAACAATCTGCAACGATCGCGTGCCGGATGAATACATGATGCAGCTTCAAACGGGGCTGCTGATTACGGAACGCAACTGGATCGACTTTATCAGCTACTCTGGCGGAATGCCTATGTGGGTAAAGCGCGTCTGGCCAGATCCCGTTATTCAAACCGCAATAATCGACGCGGCCACGGCGTTTGAGGAAAGCATCCAGAGCTGCCTTAAATCGTACACCGACACACTCGCACACGCTGATACGCGCGCCTATCCAACCGAGCGCACAGCTGAAGCTGACATGATGACAGAAGGAGACTACACATGAACGATTTTGCAGCGTCGCTTGAAGCCAAGTCCGACCAGATCAACGCATCCGACCTGACCGGCGGATCACAGACGATCAAGATCACGCGCATCAATGTAAACATGAAAGAGGATCAGCCCGTTTCGATCTCATACGAAGGCAGTGATAAGGTTTATCGCCCGTGCAAGGGTATGCGGCGGGTCATTGCGCAGGTATGGGGCGCTGATCCGGCGTTGTACCCCGGTCGATCTTTGACAGTCTACCGAGATCCTGACGTGAGGTTTGGCGCGGATATTCTCGGAGGCACGCGGATCAGTCACATGAGCCACATTGACGGGGATAAGAAGTCTACTGTCCCTGTCAGTCGCGGCAAGGTGAAGACGTACACCATCAAGCCGCTACAAGTAGAGCAAGCCCCACAGCCACCAGAGAACGCGCTTGCACTGGCACAAGAGGCGGCGCGTGGTGGTGTTGAGGTGTTCCGAGCATGGTACGCCAGCGATCAGGGCAAGCTGTGCCGTCCGGTTGCGCAGGCTAACATGGATCAGTTGAAGGCAATGGCGTCGGATGCGGACGCGGGCGGTGATGAAGACGGCCCGCCGATGTAGTACAGGCAACGATACGGGGCTCAATCAGGCCTGATCGAGCCCCACCCCCACAGACACAAGCCGCGCTGACGCGGCAATCACAGGAGTTAAGACATGACTGAAACAACAAAAGACAGACGACCGCAACATGAGGTGGTCGGTATGAACGCCATGGATTACACAATCGCAACGCCAGAAGACATTGCTGACGCAGAGGCTGATGTAGCGGATGCAATGGCCGCGCGTGATAGCATCCGCATTCAGTTAGAGGACGAAGCTACCAAGCAGCACAGGGGGTCTAATTGGGTATTACGGGCGCGGATTGCACTTGCCCACCGTAAGAAAGATTTAGCAGCCGCCCGCGCTGATTTGAAAGCGCTTAAAAGTGGCAAGCGATTTGAAGCGGCAAACTGGAACCTGCAAAACCAAAAAGAAAAGCACAAGCTACAAATTGCGCGAGTCCATGCAGGCGTAATGTGTGCAGACGCGAAATTAAGCGCAATCATTCGGTGGGTGCGCGAAAACTACCCTGAGCGGATAGAAGAAGTCTATGCTGCCAGAGACGCCGCGCAATCCGCCCTAGATGCCAAGCCATAGACCTTAGCGGGGGTTAATCCCCCGCTATTTCGCCACCGCAAGCCGCATATCCTGCAATATCCATCCAGTTGTCTGCATAAGACGGGTTGCCTTTCATGCGCGCCAGCTTCAGCAGTATCATCATTGCCGCGACATCTGCGCACCCGATCTCCTCGCCAAGATATGAGGACCAGAGGTTTGCAATGGATGCAAACGTGTCCTCGGGATTGCCGTGCGTTGCATCGCGGTCCACGGTGACGGCTTGCGATGCTGCTGCTAGGATTTCTGCGCGGTTCATTCCGTAGCCCTCATCGCCGCAAGCCCGTCCGGCGTGATTGTCCAAAGTCGTTCAATCATCTGCGGGCGCTCACATGCGCAACGGATATACCCGGCGTGATATAGCTTAGACAGCACGCCGCCGGTTGTGTCGCGGCATGTGTGCCAGTCACCGTCTGACATGCGCGCGAGCGTGGTGCGTTGTTTGGGGGTCATGTCTTGTCCTCATTCTATTTAAATCCCCGCAGTCTTCGTGTCCTGGGTATCCGACTGCGGGGCAACGATTGATATGATTTCGAGCGGTTTCCCGACCATGTGCAAGATAATTAAATTAAATTGCTGCCCTAGATCATATCAATCGGTGTTCGTTGTTCCGTTATTCTGCTGCAAACATATCCGCGCCATGAGCGGCTGCGTCTTGCAAGTTTAAGTTTGCTTGCGCGGCATATTCAGGTTTCAATTCAAACCCTATATACTTACGGCGTGCGCGCAATGCCTCATATCCAGTTGATCCGATACCGTTGAAAGGATCAAGAACAACATCCCCGGCGCGAGTGTAAAGACGCAGGCAACGGCGAATAACATCAAGTTGTAGCGGGCAAACGTGCTTTTCGTCGTTTGCGCCTTTAGCCTT